TGTGAAGCTATTGGTGTCATCACCATTAACAACACACCGTACAACAAAGTTCCTAACATTCCACAGGATGCTCTTTGGAGGCGTAGGGAGTATGTCATTGAACTCTCCATCGCTGAAGAATATAAAGATCAATTCGCTAACGGTAAGATTAACCTGCAAGGGTTATCGCAAGATGAAATCAAGTCATTGGCTTGGTTGCGATTTACCCTTAAACCACCAACACCTGGGAATTCCCGGGATATTGCAGGTTTGTCATACGGAGCTATGGTAACGTATCTTCGTAAACATCGTGATGCACATCTTCAAACTTGTGAGAAAGTCAGATTAGGCCTCAATTCTGAATTGATGCCTGAAAAGACCCCACAAGAAATGCTAGATGACACTATCCGAGAGTTGCGCGGGATTCCCTGCGAACCTCAAGGATTAGGTGAAGCGATCTTTTCGTTTTTCGGCGGTGGCGACTTCAACGCTGAAGGCCCTGAAGAACCCACTGACCCAAAGGATGACCGGTCACAACCAACTCCACAAAGAACGGATGAGCGTGCCGAGTTGGAAGTGATCAAAAGTAGTCAGTTTAGGAGGCTTTACAATCGACTCAAGAAACTCACAGGTAAAATGTCTGCTGAGAAAATTGAGTCTGTTGTAAAGAACTCCTACGTTGACTACTTAAGTCTCCTAGAAAGTCAGTCGGGTGATTCGGAGCCTGATGCCCCAATCGGAGCCAGGGAAATGAGAAGATACATTCTCTCAATTGCGAAGAAATTCAAAATTGAGCTGGATGTACCTTCTTGTTCAGAGGACGGTTTCGACACGGCCACAGAGGGAGAAGAGGATGTCGTTCTTCTCTCTCAAAAGAGCAACGCCGCAGGCCACATGGTCATTTCCGCCATTGACCATAGTAATGTTGACCCAACACAGCACCATAGGCATTATTGTCTGGGCTTGATTAAAGAGCCCATTCTTAATGCTAGAGGTGAAGTGATGAGACAACATAACGGCCAGCCAGCCATGAAAGAGGTGTGCTGTGGGAAGCAATATACCCATAAGCATAACAAAGAAATGGTCCATTCATTTCTTTGCTCTACATGTGTGGCAAACGGTGTTAAGCCTGATTGGAAGTTTATTCATGGCGGTGGTGATCCTAGATCGACTACCATCATTCCTGAACTACTTCCTGAAGACATGTATTTTGAATACATAGGTGCCCCCGAAGAGTACGAGGACGAGTTGAACAAAATGTGGTTGAATATTTGTGTTGACAAATTTCTATCACATGGAACAACTCCAATCGTGCACATCGTGGACCCTACATTCAATGACGGACAAGGGCTCTACTTTGAAAT